AACCCAGATTTTGTTACAGGACAACAGTTCTCAAGAGTTGGTATTTTAAAAAATCCTCAAGCTCAAGGATCTGATCAGTTATTAATATCTGAAAAAGCAAGTGCTGTATATGCTTTAAGATTAACAGGTGCTGGTTATAGTTCAGCAGTTTTTACTCCTGACTCCTTTATCACTCAAACAGTTGGAATTGGGTCTACTGCTGTTGGTAGAGTGATATCATATGACCAAGTTACAGGTGTATTAAAGTACTGGCAAGATAGAACAACTGCTGGTTTTACGTCCACTGGACTTGCTGAACCTAACCCAGTGTATGGTTTTAGAATGAACAGGTTTTCACACCTTATAGAGGCACCTGGTACTGCTACAGGTGGAAGTTATACCATCAATGGTGGTAGTGTAGCTGTTGGTATTGACACTGGATTCCAAGGTATTTCAACAGTAATAAATAATAGGACATATTATTTGGGTCAAAACTTTGTTAGTGGTATTGCTCAACCAGAAATTAAAAAATATTCTGGTGAAGTGGTATATGTAGATAATAGACCTTCCATTACCAGATCTAAGTCCCAAAAGGAAGACCTAAAAATAATCTTGCAATTCTAAAAAATCATGCCTCAGGAAACTAATCTAAACGTTGCTCCTTATTTTGATGATTTTGAGCCGTCTAGTAATTACTATAAAGTATTATATAAACCTGGATTTCCTGTTCAGGCAAGAGAACTTACTACCATGCAATCTATTCTTCAGAATCAGATTGAAGACATGGGTAATCACTTCTTTAAAGAGGGTGCTAAAGTAATACCTGGTGGATCACAATTTAGAGATCAATTTTTTGGTATACAGATAGATTCTGAATTTTTAGGAATTCCTGTAAGTTTATATCTAGATCAATTAGTAGGTAAAAAAATACAAGGTGCATCATCAGGTGTAACTGCTCAAGTGATAACATATATTACAGATGAAGAATCAGAAAGAGGTAATGTAACTCTATACATTGCATATAGGGGAAGTGGTGTTAATAATGATGTAAACACATTTTTGGATAATGAAGTTTTACAAACAGTTGAATCTATAAGTTTTGCCACTACTTTCATAGCAGCTGGTGAAGGTTTTGCAAGCACAATATCAACAGAAGCTGCTGTTGTGGGTATGGCATTTAAAATGTCTGCAGGTGTTTATTTCTTAAGAGGACATTTTGTAGATGTTGATGATGAAGTTTTAATATTAGATCAATATGCCAATACTTCAAGTCATAGAATTGGATTTAAAATAAGAGAGGATATTATATCTGCAGACATTGATCCCTCTTTATCAGATAATGCTCAAGGATTCAATAATTTTACAGCACCAGGTGCTGATAGATTAAGAATCACTGCTACTTTAGCAAGAAAGGATATTGATGAACTTAATGATGAAAATTTTGTTCAATTGACAGAAGTTATTAATGGTGCTATTGACAAAGATACTGTCATAACAGAATATAATCATTTAGCAGATGAGTTAGCAAGAAGAACATATGATGAATCTGGTAACTATTATTGCAAAGATTTTACCACAGCTGTTAGAGAGTGTTTAAATGATGGAACAGGAAATAGAGGTCTTTATAATGAAGGTCAGATAACAGAGCAGGGTAATGAACCAAATGATGACTTGATGGTATTCAAAGTTTCGCCTGGTAAAGCTTATGTAAGAGGATATTATGTTGAACTGATGCGTGCAAGCAACTTTGATGTTGTTAAACCTAGATCAGTAAAAACATTAAAAAATCAATCTATTAACTTTGGATTTGGTCCTTCATTTGAATTAAATAATGTTAGTGGATCACCTACTTTAGGATTTAATAATACTAATACTATAAGTTTAAGAAGTGACAGAGTTGGATCTGAAAGTAGACCTTCTAGCACTCATGTTGCCATTGGTGGACAAAATGATGCTGGACATGTAGGTGCTGCTGGATCTGAGATAGGTGTTGCTAGATTATATGACTTTGCTTTAGAATCTGGATCATATAATACTCAAAATGCAGAAACTAACCAATGGGATATAGCATTATGGGATTTACAAATGTATACAACATTTGTATTGAACACACCAATAACATTAACAGTACCAACTCATATTAAAGGGCAATCAAGTGGTGCTACAGCTTTCCTTAGGACTGCAACAAGTAATAGCAATACACTTACAGCTTATGATGTAAAAGGAACTTTCTTTCCTGGTGAAAAACTATCATTTAATGGAAACACTGATAATGATAGATTTACAGTTGATGTTCATAATTATGAGATATCTGATATAGGGTCATTATATAGTAGTGTTGGTGTTAGCACTTTTACAGCAGATTTAATACCTAAAAAGGTTCTAAGTTTTGGCACTGGGACTGTAGGTGCAGCAGCTGCAGCTGCTGGTGTGGGTAAAACATCTGGTGTCTCAGTGGTAACTAGTGCAGGTGATATCTTTGCAGGAATAGTAACTAGTGGTGATTTAATTAGATATAAAAGACCAGGTAAAACATTACCAACTATTAATAAAGTTATTGGTATAAATGACACATCTTTGAGTGTCATTGGGGTCACTAGTGTCACAGGAGTTGTTGATGGAGGAGTTCCTCAAACTCAAGAACAAGTTTCTAATTTAGAGTTAGTTGGTAGTGAAATCCAGAGAACTTTAGGATCAGGTAATAGATCTGATAATGAGAGTTTATACAGTATATTCCCTAAAAGAAATATTCAATATGTTGATCTAGTTAATTCTAACATTGTAATTAGAAAACAATTTGATGTAACTATAACAGCAAATAAAACCAGTTCAGTTACTGCTGATAATAGAGAAACATTCTTACCTTTTGATGAAGAGAGATATACGTTAATTGATGGAAATGGAAATACTATAGCTATTGATGCTAGTAAATTATTATTAACAAATGCTAGTGCAACAGCTCAATTTGTAGGATTAAGTCTTGCTAGTGGAACTGCAAAATTAATTGCAACATTACGTAAATCTAATTTAATATCAAAAACAAAAATTAAAAAAGTATCTGAAAATGTTGTTATTTCAAAATCATCTGATTCATCTTCAGGCACTGGTGGTGATACTTTAAATGATGGATTAACCTTTGGTAATTTTCCTTTTGGTACAAGAGTTCAAGATGACATAATATCTCTAAATGTTCCTGATGTGGTTAAGATATTTGGTGTCTTTGAATCAGATGATTTAAATGATCCTGATTCTCCTAGTATCAATATGGGATCCATGGATGGTCCTAACTCAAATACAAATGATTTAATTATAGGGGAAAGATTTGTAGGTGAATCTAGTGGAGCAGTTGGTGTATATTTAACAAGAAATAGTGATATTGGTATAGGTTTTGTATATCTTAATGATTCTGTGTTTGAAGTTGATGAAATAGTTAAATTTAAAGATTCAAAAGTAACTGGCACTGTTACTATAGTAAATACTGGATCCTCTAATGTGACTCAAAACTTTACTTTCCAAACAGGTCAGTTAGGTTCATTCTATGGAATCTCAAATATCAGTAGAAAATCAGGAGTTGAAATACCATCCAGAAGATTAAAAGTATTTTATTCTAGAGGATCATATGATAGCAATGATACAGGAGATATAACCACAGTCAATTCCTACACAGGATTTAATTATGGTAAAGAAATAACAAGTGTTAATGGTAATAGATTATCAGATGTAATAGATGCTAGACCTGTAGTTGGAACATATACTGTTGCTGAAAATACAAGATCACCTTTTGAATTTGATGGAAGAAATTTTGATGATAGTTCCAATAGTGGAGCAAGACATAGTTCTAAAGATATCATAGCATCTGATGAATCTATGAGTGTTGGATTCAACTATTATCTACCAAGAGCAGATAGAGTATATATTGATAAACTTGGAGCTTTACAAGTTGTATATGGAACACCTGCAGATGATCCAAAATTACCTCCTGAGATAAATGGAGCAATGAATATTGCTAATGTTTTTTCACCTGCATATCTCTATAAAACAACTGATGCAAAAGTAAAATTTATACAATATAAGCGATATCAAATGGCTGATATTGCTAAACTTGAGCAGAGAATTAAAAATATTGAATATTATACCTCTCTAAACACTGTTGAATCTGATATATTAAATAAGTTTATACCTGATGGTAATGGACTTAATAGATTTAAATCTGGAATTTTTGTAGATAATTTCACAGATATAAAACCACAAGATACTTCAGCTGGTGTTAGAAATAGTATAGACAAAAAAGAAGGGATCTTAAGACCATCTCATTATTCAACTGCTATTAATATGCAAGTTGGTTCAAATGCTATTCAAGGAATAGGTGATGGACTTGCAGTTGATTCACAATTTTCAGTTATATCAGGAGCTAATGTTAAAAGATCAGGTCAATTAATCACTTTAGATTATGATGAAGTTCAATATAAGTTTCAACCATATGCTACAAGGGTAGAGAATGTAACTCCTTTCCTTGTTATGTTCTACAGAGGAACTATTGAATTAGAACCAGATACTGATATTTGGATTGATGTAACTAAAATGCAACCTAATGATGTGATGATGGAGGGTTCATTTGAAGGAGTTGCTGAAGCTTTGCAAGCTGAAGTGACAACTGCTGCTGATGGATCAAGAATGGGTGTGTCTCCTGTTCAGTGGAATTCTTGGGAAACAGTTGGTGTTAGCATGGATCTTGGATTATCTAACAATCAACAAACATTCCAAAATTCTTCTGGTAATAATAACAATAGAGCAGTTCAAGGACTATTAGATGGTATTAATGTAGGTAATCAACAAATACTTGATCCTAGTGACTCAATTGTAAATAATATTACTGCAACTGGTGGAGTTACTCTTAATCAACAAAGAACAGGAACACAAAAAACTGTAGTTGAACAAATAGATACAGCATCTTTAGGAAGTAGAGTTGTAAGTAGAGATATAGTTCATTTCATGAGATCTAGGGATATACAATTCACTGCTAAATCAATGAAACCTTACAATAGAGTATATGGTTTCTTTGATGCTGTAGATGTTACTAAATTCTGTGTTCCTAAACTAATTGAAATTCAAATGATAAGTGGAACATTTAGAGTGGGTGAAACTGTGAGAGGCAGAATGAGGAGAAGTTTTAGAAGAAGAAATAAAAATGCAACAGCAAGAATAGATTTTAGAGTGGCATCACCAACTCACAAATATGGACAATTTAATAATCCTAGAGATGAATATACAGTAAACCCTTATACTAAATCTAGATTACCACGTAATTATAGTGGATCATCTACAACTTTAAATGTAGATACATTTAGTTTATCATCAGATGATTCACCTCAATATGAGGGTTATATTGCAACAGGAATGATTCTTAGTGGTAGATCTTCTGGTGCAAGAGCAAGAGTTACTAATGTTAGATTAGTTCCAGATGTAAATGGAACATTAATAGGAAGTTTCCATGTTCCAGATTCTTCTTCATCTAAAAACCCAATTTTTGAAACAGGAACTTCTACATTTAGATTAACAGGTAGTCCAACAAATAGTAAGATTAAAGGCACTTTTGATACTGCTGCTGAAGAAGCATTCTATTCTCAGGGTAGTGTTGATGCAACTCAAGAGACAACTCTCTCTATGAGAAATGCTAAAGTTTTAACATCTAACTTCCAAGATTCTCAAACAATAGGTGGATCATCACAGTCAAATACAATTCAAACAGTTAGTGGTTTTGATGTTATAACAAATGTAACTCAAGATGTTACTGAGATTACTAATATTACAAATGAAATAACAAATGTTACTAATGTCACTAATGTAACTAATGTTACTAATGTTAGAAATGTCAGAAATGTTACTCAAGTCATTAGATCACCTTGGGAAAACAATGATGATGACCCAATAGCACAAACATTTGCTGTTAATGATGAAACTGGTGTTTTTGTAACTAAGTGTGATGTATATTTCCAAGCAAAAGATGATGAACTTCCTGTTAAGTTTGAAATTCGTACAACACAATTAGGAACTCCAACTACAACAATTCTTCCATACTCTGAAGTATATAAGAATCCAGATGAAGTATTTTTATCTGAAGATGGTAGTGTTCCAACTACTTTTGTATTTAAATCTCCAGTTTACTTAGAACCCTTAACTGAATATGCTTTGGTTCTTAAATCTAAGATAACAAATTATAAAGTATGGATAGCAAGATTGGGTGAAGCTGATGTTAGAACTGTGAACAGTGAAGCTGGTCAAGTTTTAGTGTCTAAACAACCAACATTAGGATCACTATTCAAATCACAGAACTCCTCTGTATGGACGCCAAGTCAGTATGAAGATTTGAAGTATGATTTGTATAGAGCAGACTTTAAAAATGCAGGTTCTGTATCATTCTATAATCCTAAATTACCACAAAAATTAGAAGACTTACCTGATACTGGAATCACTTTCAAACCAAATAAAGTAAGAGTTGGATTAGGTGTTACTTACGAACAAAATTCAACAATAAATTCTGGTAATTTACCTGAGTTTCGTGGTCAAAATCTTGAAGCACTTAAGGTTGGTAATACTGTATTCCAAGCAAACAGTAATGCTGTTAGTTTTGAAAGTGTTCCAAATGGAACTTTAGTTGGATTTGCTGGATCAATCAGATCTACAAAAGGATTAAGTTATCCAGCAGCAACAGGAGCAGGTTTGGGGGTTGGTAGTAGTTTACCAGTAACCAATGCGGGTATTGGATACACACCATTAGGAAGTTCAGTTCCTGGTGGAGGAACAGCTTTCTTTACATTTGCTAATGCTTCTGCTACAACTGTAACTGGATTAGGTCAAAATGCAAAATTTGATGTTCATATAAAAGATGGAGTTGCTACTGCTGCTACATGTGTAGATGGTGGACAAGGTTATACTGCTGGTGATGTTTTAACATTTGATCTTGGTGATGGTGCTGGTGAGGGAATTAGAATAACTGTTGGGTCTGATAATATAGATTCATTTAATGAATTAATACTAACAGATGTTCAAGGTGACTTTGATACAAGTGCATCTGCTTACTCACTAAGATATGTTGATAGTACTCTTGGAATAGGAACTGTTATTAACTATGCTGGTAACACACCAGTAGAAGTAAAACCAACATCAACCACAGTGTCAGATGGTGATGATGGACTTCATCTAAAAATTAGAATGAAGAATCATGGAATGTACAATTCAGTCAATAAAGTTACATTAACTGATGTTGAAAGTAATTTAGTTCCATCCAGTATTTCTCAAAACTATAGTAGAACATCTACTGCTAATCTACGTGTTGTAGCTGGAGCAGGATATACTACATTTGAGGGATTAACTGTTGGAGCAGCACAGACTGGATATGTTCTTATTGATGATGAAATACTTGGATACACTGGTGTAAGTGGTAACACTTTAACTGGTATTTCTAGAGGAATAGATAATTCTGCTCAAGAATCTCATGATACTGGTACACAAGCATATAAGTATGAGTTTGGTGGAATTTCACTAAGAAGAATCAATAAAACTCATGATTTACAAGATGTCACCATTGCAAATGATCCATTAGGTGTAGATTTCTATCATATTAAAATAAATCCAGCAGCAGATGGTCTTAATAGAAGTTCTGCTCAATGGGATCCAACTGATGCATCTACTAAGTTACCACTTAAAATTAATACTCTAGGAAAAGGTGGTGGACCTGAGGCAAGATCAACATATAATATTCCTTTCTCCTTAATGATACCTAAATTTGAATTACTTAATCCAACTGGTACAAATATTTCTGCAAGAGTTAGAACTGTTACTGGAGGAACTGTAAATGGAAATGAACCAGCATTTGTAGATCAAGGATTTACTGAAGTTAATATGCATGAACCAAATTACTTTGATTCAGTAAGACAAGTGGCATCTCAAGTAAATGAAGATGCATATTTAACCTCTTTACCAGGAAATAAATCCCTATCTATGTTAATGGATATGACATCTAGTGATAGAAGATTAAGTCCAATGGTAAACTTAGATCATGCTGCTATTACATTTGTTAATAATAGAATTAACAAACCCATTGCTAATTATGAGGATGACTTTAGAGTTAATAATGTTATAGATGATCCTGATAGATTTTTCTATGTTACCAAAAATATAATTCTGGAAAATCCAGCAACTTCTTTAGAGGTTATTATTGATGGATATGTTCCTGACTTATGTGATCTTAGAGTTTTCTATGCTATCAATCAAGATAAAAAATTAGATGAGGTAATATTCACTCCATTCCCAGGTCATAAGAACTTGAATAATAATGGACAAATAATATCTCAAACTAAGAGTGATGGTTTATCTAACTTAAAAGTTCCAAAAGTAGATCAGTATGTTCAAACACCAACATCAGATTTATTCAAAGAATATACATTTAGCACAGATGA